TCGGTTCAACTGGTGCTGCTTCTTTTTGAGGTTTATTGATAACACCTTTAGTGTCCATTAAACCTTCAATAGATTTTGCTGCACCATGTACTGAATCATTGTTCAGTAAAGGGTTTTCGTCAGACATTTAGTCCTCCATTGTTAAGCTGTCTTTATGACTTGGCTTATTTTAACTATATAGTTAAAATTTTGTGTTTTGTTGTTGTTTTCTAAAATCTTCTAATTGTTTTTGAGCAAGTTTCCCTGTTTCAATAACAGTTTGAAGATGTTGTTCAACTTTTCCAACAACATTGTATGCAATCCAAAGTTTTTCTCTGGTATCGCTTTCTTTAGCACCAGTTTTTTCAAGTAGTGCCTCAGAATAAAGTTTTTTTAGAGAATTAATTGCCTCTATAAAAATTTTATTCTCCAGTATTTGTTTGGCTTGGTTGGATCGGCTGACTTCTTCCGATCTCCTTACCTGGTCTTTGGTTTCCATTTAATCCTTGTAACTGTTGGCTAAACATATTAGTAGATTTTGTCGCTTGTTCAAGTATTTTGTTATCTCCAGCAATCATCATCTTATCTAAGTCTGCATCAGCTTTAATTTTTGCAGTATCTAGTTGAGTATTATACTTTAATGCCATTTCTTTTATCTTAGCTTCAAAGTCTAATTGCATTTCTTGAGTTTTTTGTTGTAATTCTTGAGATTGTAACTGAAGATCAGCAATTTTTCTCTTATTCTCAGCATCAATTCTAGTAAATTCTATTTTTTCAATAGGAGTTAGAGGTGGTGGTACAGGTGGTGGCATCATTTGTTTACCAACATCAGGGTTGACAAAGTAACTTTCCACATTTTTAAGTCCTGCGTTTTCAATAATTTTAGATAAAGTGTTATACATATTTTTTAATGTAACCATTGGCATCTCTTTTCCACCTTGTAATTGAAATGCTTGTAGTTGTCTTTCTAAAATATTGTTTAAAATTAAAATTTGTTGTTCTTTAGAACCAGTTCCAAGTCCTACAACAATATTAATATTAAATTTATCTTTCCATTCAGTAGGTCTAACTGGAACATACTGATTATTTTACATAACAATCTTTTCTTTGTCCTGATATTTAATCATTAGTTCAAATATTTTTCTAAATAAATCTTTAACACCTGTTTCGGCAAAAATTCTGGCAATCAATTCTGATCGCATTTGCGTTTGTGTCATCAATGTGTTGACACCAGTTGCTGTTTTAGAATTTAATGTATCTGCATCTAATCCTTGAGCAGACTTTGTAATACCAGTTCTAGCTTCTCTAACTGTATCTAAATAAGATAGCATAGGAAATGCTTGATTGGATATTGGTTGTGATTGTAAAGGTTGCATCACTTGGTTTGGTGGTTGTTTAGTTCTTACTACTCCACCAGGTCTAGTCGTTAATAGGTCATCCATATTAACCATACCATCCATGATTGCTACTCTGTTGTTATTAGTTAAATACATATTGTCTAACAACTGACGCATTACAGTAGATTTCATTAATTGAATATCTTCTACTAATTCAGAAATACTTCTTCCATAAAATCTGTGTGGCATTGGAATAGGAGTGATTGTTACAAATGGAACATTATCGCAAGGCATATTTTCTAACACCATAGAACCACTATCACCTGCTGAAACTATTCTTCTTAATTCTGCAATACCATCTTCATCGTAATCGTATTTTATATAAGACTCATAAATTAAAACTTTTTCGGTAGAACTATCTGTAGGGTTATCTACACCAAACTCATCTACATTTCTGTTTCTAACTATTTCTTCAGTATTAAAAATATCTTCATCTGACTTTGGTAATGAATTAACTTCTTCTTCATCATAACCCATAGCCACTAAGTCTGATCTTGACATTAAAACTTTATGAGAAACAAAATCAGCTTCTTCAATAGACTTTGCATTTCTGTCAATTAAAAATTCTTCTGGTGGAACACTTTCTATTTTTACTTTGCCATTCTTTTTTGTTCTTTTAATTTTGCAATTGTATAAAGTAAAATTTGGTTTTTGAACTTGAGATACATCCACACCTCTAGCTTCGTACTGCTCAATTAATTTTTCATATTCTTCTTTGGCAGACTCATCTTCAAATGTTTCTTCTTCAACTTCTTCTATTTCATCTTTAGTATCGTTAAGTGCATCCTTTTCGGCTTTAGTTAAATTTTTATAAGTTTCATGTTCTACTGTTTCAGACTCATCATAATAAATTTTTAAAAAACCATTTTTTTCAATCAATGCGTCTTTGAAAAAATTATATAATAATTGAAAGCCATTATTCTCTTTGTAGAAAACATGATTCAAATAAGCAGATGCTTGTTCGGCAAGAGGTACATCTTCGGCAGTTACAGGATCGCATCTAACTACATTATCACTTGCAGTAAATACTCTTAATAAATTTGGTAAAATACTTTCAACTGTATCTGCAACATCAGTTGATACAACTTGGGATCTGCCATCTATTTCAGTTCCTAGTTTATCTCCTAAATAATATTCTAAAGATTTTCTTCTTGACGATGAAAGGTGTCCACCCATGTAACCCAAAGCATTATCAATTTGATTTGATAATAAACTTCGTAATTTAGGATCTGATATTTCTATGATTTTTTTTGCCATATTAAACTACATAATTCGTATTAACAACAACTGGTTTATTCCAATCCGATCTTTCAATCGGTTCTGTTACTGCACCATATCTCATGCTGTCGCAAAAGTGTGATGCCCAATTGTGCAGAGGTTTATTCCTAAAACAATTATTTTTTTCATCCCACCTCTTACAATATGATTTTAATGCTTCTACTAGCTTATTGCAATTAGTTTTATGAAAATAACATTTAGGTAACATTCTTCTCACTTGCTCAATACCATCTTCTACACTAAGTTTAGGTGCTATGTCAAATTCTAAGCCCATTTCTTTAGCTGTTTCCCATCTTGATTTATTTGTACCAATCTCTCTAACTCTAATATCATGGGGAGCTATGTGCTTTGAATAAGTGTAAGGTTTGTCATCTATAACATTCATATAATGCTCTAATCCTTCACCTGAGTTTTCATAGCAATCAATTATTCTAATTTCATCGCCATGTCTTTGTGCAAATGTAATAACTGTACTATCATTCATTCCTAGATCCCACCAAGTTTCAACCTCTAAACTATCATCTATTTCAAAATTGGTTATTCGTTTTTTTTCCTCTAATTCCTCTACTGCCTTACCAAAATAAGAACCACTTATTCCAGCTTGAAAGGAGCATTCAAATTCTTGTTTATAACTTTCTGGCGACATTGTTTGTTTTGCAGCATCTAATTCGTCTTGAGCTATAATCTTTGTTTCACTAGCTTTAAACACTTTGGTAAACCAATCTTTAGTTGTTTTAGCTTTTTCATGTAATTCGTAAAACCAGTTCCTACCCATCGGTGTGCCGATAAAAATTGCAAACCCTTTTCTGTCCGACAAACATGGTCTTAAGATGGTGTCAAAAAGGTCTGGCGAAAGGTTTTGAGTTTCATCGCACACAATACCATCAAAATACTGACCTCTGATTGCAGCACTATTCTCTCCTCCTAGAATTTGTATTCTGGAATTATTAACAGAGAAATCTACCCTGAGTTCTGATTCATTGAATTTTGTTCCTGGTATGGCAGAGGAAAATTGTTTCATATAATCCCATGCAGTTGATTTACCTTGCAACCTATATGGCGAAATAAAGGCATATCTTGGATAAGGTTTAGTAGATGTTAAAGCAGCTCTGATTAAATGGTTTATTGCAAAAACTGTTTTACCACCTCTCCTGTGAACTATAACAACATTAAATCGGTTCATGTCGCATTTTTGGTGCAAAAAATTTTGAATATCTCTTGGTGAATAAGGAATAACAATTTGTTTCATATTATAACAAAACCCCCCTTAGTGAATTGTAACATTATCATCAGGATAATCTGTTGGTAAAATAAATTGTGTTTTTAAGAAGTCGGTAAAGTCTTCAGCTTCCTCATTGTTTTTAAAACCTTGAAAATGTGTAATCACAACTGGTTTTTTTGTGGTTTTATCTTTCATTATAAAGATTATTGTTTTTAGAAATTTATCATCCATTTGTGTATACCATACATTAATTTTAATTTAGCGACACAAGTAAAATCAGGCAACCCCCAATTAAAAACCCCCCATGTTCGCATTATGTTCTTATAATTTAAGCAATTACAACCATCACATTCATAGTGATAATAAAAGATTACCCTTAATAAACTTTCCGATAAGTTTCGATTATCAGCCATCAAACAATTATTGTTGTAACCAAGCAACATTGTTGCATTTTTGCCACAATATCATGTGTAATAAACTAATTTTATGTGTGTTATTTTCACCACTCCACTAGTAAAATCAACACTTCCAGAAGGTTTAGCAAAAGAAATATTAATCATAAATTGCTTATTTACTCCAAGAAATAGTTAATGGTTGTGTATTATCAGACTTTATTGATAAAGTTTCAGCAGCTTTACCAAACTTTTTAGGTTGAATTTTACTTGCAGACCATTGAGAACTAGCAACTATAATTTTATAAAGATTGACTAAATTCTGACCAGCTTTACCATCAATCTCACCAGACTCAATCTTAGCTTCTAATTCTAGTCTTTTGTCTTTCAAACTAGATAATTCTAAATCAATTGCTAATTGTTTAGCTTGATTATATTTAATCATTAATTCTTCTGAGTTTATTAATTCTTTTCTAAAACTTGCCCAAGTATAACTTATCTCAGGTCTTTCAAATACTTGTCTAATTGTTAAACCATCTGCAATTAATTCTAGGATCTGTTCTTCTAATTTTCTATTTAATTTTCTTGGTCTACCAGCCATTTAATTTCTTTGCTTTAGCAAAGCCATAATTTTTTAATGAGTCTGCCAGAATAGAAAGAAAGGAAAGGAAAATCTGACAGACTCTAGTTAATTAACTTAAAAGGGTAAAACAACTAAGAGGGAGTTTCACCTGTGATATTTATACCACAATATGTTGTATGTTTACAAGTCAAAAGGACTAGGTTTTTTAGAAAATGTTCTATCATCAAGGGTAATAGGATTTTGCTTAAGTTTTCCATTAAACATTTTTTTATCTATTATTCGTTGAACAGTAAAAGCACCAAAACGACAATTAAACACTATCCAACGCATATTTTCCACCGACAGCATCCCAGACTCATAATCTTGTTGTATTTGTAAAACTATTTCAATCTTCTCAGGGGGGGAGTAGGTGTTTCTATAGCTTAACTGTAAAGGTTCATTATTATAGTAATATGGTTCTTCATTCATTTTTTAAAACCTTTAAATCTCTTATTACTATTGTTGTTATTATTATTGTTATTACTCTTATAATACTGCCCAAATT